ATTGTAGGTAGTGTTTACCCCAAGAAGTTTAGCCATCTGATTCGCCAAGCCCTTGGCGTTAGCTATATCCTGTCTTGATGCTTGTATCCTAGCATTCTGGACCTGCAAGGAGGTCCTCTGTTTTTGTATCTCGTCATCGCTTAACGCATTGATCTGATTTAGTAACTTAATTTTATTCTCTAGGATTTGCTTGTTTTTTTCATCTTCTCCGGAGAGGAGTTCTATTTTTTTTTGTATGTCGGAAATCTCTTCCGCGCGCTCGGCTTTTGTTTTGTTGAGAATCTCTAAGCGACGGTCATTTATGCGCACAAGGCGAGACTGTGCATTCTCTATCTCTCTTGTCTTTGTGGCAGTTTTACCCAGCTCTTCATTAACGAGGCGTTGGGCTTCGAGCCCTCGCTCAAGCTGTTTAGCATATTCCTTGGTTAATTCTATTAACGCAGGGTTAATATTTTCATTATCTCCGATAGCCATAAAGAACTATTCCTATTTAAGAGGCCACTTAATTCCTGTGGTTCTTTCAAACTCTCTTATTGCAGATTGCAGCCTGCTCTTGTTGTTGATCACCGAAGGGTTCATCAAACCAAGCTTCTGAAAAGAATCCATATATTCGCGCTCTTGATCAAGGGCTTGTGTAAATGCCTCCACGGCGCACCTAGGCCCTTTAACCTTAAAGTCTAAATTATTAAGACCAAACATTTTTTTTATTATTAACTCAACTGCTGCGCCAAACGATCTCAAGAAACTTTCGTTGATCGCATTCTTGTTGCTTGGAAAAGTAATTACAATTTTATCAGATTCAACCATTGGTTATTCCCCTCGTGGTACATCTTAAATAGTTGCTAGAAACAAAATAAGGCCGGTACGTGCCGGCCCTTAATAATTATTTAGATCGTGCGCTCTTTCGAGCGTCCTCGGCTTGCTTTTCTTCTTGCTCAAATTGCTTCTTTAAGCGCGCAAGAAACCACCTTCGAAGGCCTATCGGAAGATTATAGGCTTCAAAGAAACTCCAACCCCCATGGTACTTTAACGCGAAGATCTCTTCGTAAACGCTTTCTAAGTACCTATGAGTTAGGCCAAAAGAAGTCCGTGGTGAACGGGACATCAATCTCTGAATTAACACCACACTCAGAGCACTCATAGTACTCTTTCATCTCAACTCCGGGCGTGCACTCTTGGTATACAGTGCGAAGGTGCCTAGAATCTGATGCGGGTAATGATTCAATAAATTGATTGACAATTTGTCTATCCTCTTGTCCACCGACAGACTTTATGATAATCCTCAGTTGATCGGTTAGTGCCTGTGCAGGCAAGTTTTGTTTTTTTCTACGCTCTTCGTTATTTAGTAGCGTCTTCTCGTCGCGACCATCTAACAAGCGCAGTTGAATTTCAACGTTTGTCCGGGGAGTCGTAATAAAAAAGGTTCCATCTCCAGACGTGCGGACTCCCAGTTCTTCCAAGTTGTCTTGAAATTTTACTTGTACACTTGATAAATCAAATTCATGCTTACCATGTGCATAACAAACAGGACAAATAACTTTCGTATTATACTCTGCTCCATATCCCCCGATCCGGGTTGCAACTAAAATTGCATTTTTGTCTCCGATTAAAAGGTCATCTGGATTAATACTACGATTGACTATAATATTCCTCAACAGCCTGTCGATGGTTAGTCCCTTCTTCATCAGATTTTGATCTGCCAGGATATCTTCCTCTTTCGCAGTCATGAGCTTGATCTCCACAGTCTCCTGATTGTGGAGAGGGTGCTCTGGGGGATAGTACAACCCCTGGGAAGGCAGATCAACAAATTCAGTAGGGGTTACAAAAGAAAGGTTGTTGTTCATCTCTGAAATAGAAGACGGGGGTGGCTCGGCTGGCTGCACCCCTGCTCCAATACGATCTAAGTTGTTTCGTGACATTTAACACCTCGTTACTATAATACTATAATTATATCACGAAATGATTTTTTTTATAATAAACTTTTCAGAATATTTCCAGCAGAGAGGCGATTGCCGTCGCCGGCGCCCTCAAACGTTGCATAATCATATACAATAGTTAAAGAAATTTCGACTAAATCATCTGAGGCATAGTCCAGGTCTCCAAACTCTATCGCTCTCACCCATGGGTTGATAAGAGTCCAAGTCTCTACTGGGCTGCCCTCGGCATTAATCTGCTTGATCCTAAAGTTATTACCAAACGCAGCAACAGAATTATTTTTTGTAATAGAAGCCTTTGCGCGCTCTTGATCGGTCGGTGCTTGATAACCAGAATTTTGTATAATCTTCTGTAATGTTGCAGTAACGTCCTTTGTTGAACTACCGATATCTACGAGACTAAGCGTAACTTCCTTCCACTCCAAGCGTGCAGGAAAGTTAAAAGTATGGTTAATCCACTTGTGCTGTGTGTTGCCAATTTCAAAGCTAGGCTTTTTAATCATCTTTGCAGACAATTGCAAAAGGTTGCCTTCATCATTTGTAAACTCGACATACCATCTAAATTTACGTTTTGGGTCGGCGCTCTGAGCACTCCAAAAAGTCTCTGCCATTTAATATTCCTCCTAAGCACTAGTAACTAGTGCCGGCACGTTTTTATTCATCAAAAGAAGCCCCAGTCGCAGTAATTACGAAATCTAGAGCAATATACTCAATTGCACGAGCTGGCTTCAAGAAGATCTTGGCATACAAGATGTTTCTATCAATCAACTCCGGCGTTGTTGTTGTTTCATCTAAAACAATTTTATAGTCAGTTAAGCCAAACCTAGATTGAACACTAGACAACAGGGGGTCAACCTGTCCCAAGAATCTAGCCCAGGTGGCTGATACATTCTGGTCGAACAAGACTCTAGAGGAAATAAAAGAGATCTCTTTCTTCAGGAAGATCAGAAGTCGCCTTACATTGATCCTGTCTAAAGCCGAACGTGTAGTTTGGAGAGTCTTTTGGCCGAAGATCACAACCCCCTCAGACGGGAAGCTTGCAATCGGATTGACGTTTTGCTCGTAAAGATCATCACGATCTTTCGATGTCAATCGGTCGCGAACACCTACAACATTAAGACCCGATTTCCCCTCTGTCAGGCCGCCGCGATTAAAGCCGGCTGGTGCGAACCAAAGTTCTCCAACGGTTTCGCTGTTGCCCATTACACCAAGCGCTACAACGCTAGGTGGTACCCAAAGGGTCTGCCCAGTGGTTGCTGAGTCTTTAATGAGAACCCATGGATAATATGCGCAGCCATAACTTGAATTTAAGTTACGATCCCTGAGAGTGTTGACTGTTGTATCAACAGACCCCAGGTTCCCTGTCTCAGTAAGGTCCGATGTGGTCCTCTCATACCTTGGGATATAGCCATTTTCGAGATCGACGATAGCCAGAACATCGCCGCGCTCTTCACAGTTCGTGATTAGCTTCTCAGTCAATGTTGGCAATGTCAAGCCCGGCACGACAGCCAAGTTTGCATCTACGATCTCGCGATCCTTGACAATGTCAATGGCGCGCTCATATGTGTTGTAGATGAAACTGTTAATTCGAGTAGAAGAACCATCTGTCATGTTGCTGTTTCGCAGGGGCTCAGTCTCTGTGACATCAAACCCATCGAATCCACCAAACATAGGCATCGTGAACTTGTTATAACCCAGGCGAATCAAGTTTTTCACACTACCGGCATAGGTTGTGCTTCCAACTGTAGCGCCCTGGGCGGTAAAGGAAGTTGCTGCATCCCTAGACCCAGAAAGATAAACCATTCTAAGAGTCGGATCAGAATCTTTAATGTCCGCGCTAGCACTCAAGTCGTCCATAGTAAAGTAGAAAGACGCACTAGTATAAGTACCAGTATCGAGACCATCGACGGACTTTGGCTTGAAGCCAACTAAGTCTAAATACGACTCATCGAACAATCTGCCGCCGGCGCTGCGTCGTGTCTCAAGCCCAAAGTAAGCATCCCTAGGGTCCGAAAGAGTGGGGTCCGTCGCAGGATCAGAACTCTTCCTAAGCTTCAGCCTAGGCCAGATGCATGCGCCGGACATCTCCGCCGGGATTTCTTGGAAAGCGTCTGGATATCCTCCAAAGGGGTTTATCTCCAGCTTCGCATCAGTGTGTAGTACAAACTTATTATCAGGTTTATCTAAGTATGCAGTATCGCCTGCATTTGTTGGGTCGCCGGGCCATGTATAGATGTCGCCGCTGCCCGAGGCAAACATCCAATCGATATACTGAGGTGGGCCTTCGAATCCCCATGGCACAGAAGTTTGCTCTGCGCCGCCGTTCTCTACTTCAGTGTTGAGTTCTACGCGAATATACTTAGAACGATTCGCATATGTTCCAACAACAATATTGCGACGACGCTCTTCATTCCAGGAAGGGTATTGATCGCCGATAACTCTGCCAATGTATTTTGGAGAATTCGGATTTAGGCTCAAATTTTCAAACCTTTCCAGGACGATCTTACCATTGTCGGTATCGCGCACGTTGCGAACTTCAACCGTAAACGATCCAAACTTATTGAACCCATTGTTTGATTCGGCGATATCACAAATTGATATTTTTATGTTTTTCTGATACCAGTCTCCGGCGCCGCGGGCAACAAGCCTAAAAAGTCTAGCTTGAGTGGCCGGATCATAATAGGATCCAGTATTATTAAAGTCCTGCGAGAAGACCCAGCCGGTCTTTGCGTGTACCGCTTCCATCTTAAAGCTTCCGCCGGAGGCGCCGTCAGTGCTGTTGCCCAAGGGCAAGATCATTCCGAAATAATCGGCACCCGTTGCCGTCAGGACTCCTTGTTGATCACTGTTGTCCTTTAAGACACCTTCAAAAGTTTCACCCAGCCAGAACTGGGAGTAGTTGTTATTAGTGGTGGCCACTTGGCTAGTGTTGGTTACGGTTGGGTTTGTATTAAAAACCTTTCTAATAAATTTATCCGATTCCGGATTGAAATCAAAATGTGTTTTCTGCTTGAGGATAGATCCCGAAGCACTACCAGACCTCACAACAACATTGAAAGAGAGATCTTCAGACTTTATCAACGTGCCCAAAGCACCACTAACTTCGTTGCGTTCGTTTCCTGTCGTACCCACGAGATATGCACTAGCTTGGATATTGTTAAAATACCAAACGGCAGCCAGTGTACCGGACATGACGGCGTTGCGTATACCGCCAGCGCCTGAGTCGCCGCTACCCGAATTGAAGATAAATAAACCCTGGGCTCCACCGCCCTGGTTGTCTCCAGCGATCCGGCCGCCACCTGCATATGCGCCAATATCGAAGCCGGGTGTTCCGTCCACGGATGAACCATCGCCGCCGTCAACCGCAGAGGTATGCTTAGACCCGACTAAGCGAACAAAATTGACTGGGGCATTGTTTCTCAAATAAGCTTGAGCTGCATAAGCGGCATAGGTTGGAGATGTGTAATTACCGTTTCTCCAAACATCGCCTCCTGCGCCGCCAGGAATTGGATTGCCGAACGTAGAAACAAACTCGGCAAAAGAATCCACGCGGGTGGAGATCATTGAAGGCCCCTTGGTGGCGCGCCCTACGACTAGAGGTCCACGTGCCGTTATTTCGTCAGGCAAGCGAGACTTATCTATCTCCTCTATAAAAACCCCGGGTGATATAAAATTAAACTTTTTTTCGGACATTGTAGAAAAATCCTCCGCTAAAATATCTATTGTCTTTATAAATAGTTATACTGCCTTCAAAAAGAATTTATTACTCGCGGTAAAATCCATCTTCGATAAATTCACTTATATCTCCCGTTATAACACGCTCTCTGGGTATTTTTACTTCAACCGCGTTTTCTCGACGGACGATCTTAGGCTGCTCTTCATTCTTATCATTACCAATGATGTACCCCAGTACCTTAATCTCGATATTCGTTTGAAATTTTCTCTCTTCTGTCGTAAGGTTGGTTAAGTTGTTGTTGACACCATATGCCTCTTGTATGAATGCCTCATAACCATGGCCATCATGCTTAATTTTTACCAAATTAATGCCGCCCGGTTGGGTGATAAAAG